CTCGCGTTGGGCCGCGAGGATGTCGTCTCGGTTCTTCATGTAGAAGTCGTGGTCCGAGAGCTGTTCGACGGTGTAGATGCGCGGTGCGCTCTGGCCGCCCGGGCCGAGGTCCGCCCCGCCTGCCGGTGCCGCCTGGGTCACCTTGAAGCGGGAGTTGCCAGAGGCGACCTCGTCCAGCAGCGCCGCGATGGCGCCGGGGTCGGTGAGGTCGGCCTTCTGGGCCCGTTCCATGAAGGATCGGGAGTCTAGGAGTTCGTCGGCGTTGAGCTTCTTGACGCCGGCGGCTTTGTGGATGGCGAGCTCGAGTTCGGTCTGCCGGAGCCGCGCGTCCTTCTGGGTGAGCTGTTCGGTGAGCTTGGCCGGGTCGGGCGCTTCGTCCTCTTTGATGAGGCCGAGGGCTTTGCCGAGCTTCTCGACGAAGGACTTTTCGGCTTCCTCGGCCGCGGTCTTCGCGCTGGTGCGGTACTTCGCGGCTTCGGCGTTGGCTTTGCTGATCGCGTCGCGCGCCCACTGGGGAAGGCTGTCGGTGTTCTGCTCGCCAGCCTCCGGGGCTGCGGGCTCTGCGGGGGCGGCCGGTTCGGCTGGTGCCGCTGGCGCGGCCGGAGCCGGGGGCTCGGCGGGCGTAGCGGCGGGTGCTGTCGGCTCGGGAGCGGTTGCCTCCGGGGCGGTCGCTTCGGGCGCGGGGGTGCTCATTCGGGTGTCCTCCTGGGACGTTGTGAGTGGGTGCTGCTGGGTCAGGTGTGGGCGGCGAGGATGTGCGCGTCGAGCGCGGTGGGGTCGGTGTGGAGGGTCGCGAGGACGCACCCGCCCGCGACCTTCGGGCCGGGGGTCATCGAGAGGGGGATCTCGACCTGCTCGCCGCACTGGGGGCAGGAGAAGACGTAGGGCGGCAATGCGGCCATCAGGCTGCCTCCTGCTTGAATCCGAGGTTGGGCTGCTCCCGTTTGGGGCGGCGGAGGATGCCGTGCTGGGCTGTGTGGGCGCGGATTGCCGCCTGCGTCTGCCGGACGCGGGTGGCGGCGTGGGCCTTGTCGGCTGGGGTGAGGGCGTTGGCGTGCTGCGCTTTGGCTGCCCGGACGCGCCGCTCGAGCTCCCGGAGCCGCTGCGTGGCCTTGTAGCGGGCCTCGTCTGCGTCGGTCCACGTGCCCTGCACGAGGCGGGTCACGCCGGGGATGTAGGCGACGAGGGTGTGCATGCAGTTCGGGTGGAACAGGCCCGCAGCCACGGCCTCCTGCACGGTGGCCGCGACGTCGAACAGGTGCCCGTCCGACTCGGTGGTGCCGGCGCCGATGGGGGACAGCACCTTGCCCTCCCACGGGCGGCACAGCGGGCACGGGCGGCCGGTGGTGGAGATCGTGTAGAAGTGCAGGCCCATCGCGGCCATGCGCTCCTGCGCCGAGTCCCTGTACGCGCGTGCGGTCGCGGTGCGGACGGCCATCTCCGTGTACGAGGAGAGCGTCCAGTTGCGTCCGGCGGTGTCGGTGAACCCGGTGATGCCCTGCCCCATCAGGTCACGCCATGCGGCCTGCTGCGCCGCGTGGGGGACGAGCTCGCCGGAGACCTGCCGTGCTGCCGCCTCCGCGACGGCGGCCCGGTAGGCGTCGTCCGCGAACCGGGTGATCCGCTGCGCGGCGGCGGTGAGGGCGTCGGTCAGGTCCCGGGCGATCTGGGCGACGCTGTTGGGCTGGTGGTCGGGGATCACGGCGAGGCCGATGACGTTCCGGACCAGCTGCGGGACCTTCGCCGCCGCCTGCCGGGCCACGGTGTTCGCCTCGGCGCGGAGCCGGGCCTGCAGCGTCCACATCAGCGCCGGGTCCGCCAGCGCCTGCGCGACGAGCCGGGTGGACCTAGCCTGCAGCTCCTGCTGCGCCGCCCCGAACACCTGAGCCGTCTGCGCTGCCGCCGCCGTTGTCGCCGCCGGCAGCGTCAGGCCCGGCCCCGGGCTCGTCGCCCGTGCCGTCGCCTGCGCCTGTTCCGTCGCCAAGGTCCGCTCCCGTCAGTGCAGTCGGGTCGGGGATGGCGCCTTCGGCCATGATGCGGGCGACCTCGTCGTCGATCTGCTCCTGCTCCCAGTCGGGGTTGAGCATCTGCACGAGGGTCTGCGTGGAGGCCGCCTGCGCTGCGCGGAGCAGCTGCAGGGTCTGCGCGATCGCGTCGATGGACGGCGCCGCCGCGTCCGGGAACTGGACCTCGGGCATCTGCCCGTGCCTACCCGGCCCGTTGAACGCGAACTCGTCAACGTCCAGCAGGGCCGCGACCAGGTGCTGGATCTGCGGCTTCGCGTACAGGATCTTCGACCCGCGGGTCAGGGAGGTGATCTTCTCCCGCGCCTGCACCTCGGTCGCGGTGACGGTGCGGACGTTGTCGGTGGAGATCCCGAACGTCGCCGGGGAGTAGCCGCACGCGGTGAAGATCTCGATGAGGAGAGCCTGCGCGGTGGACTGGTGCTCCTGCCAGCGGATGGTGAACTGCTGGGCTTCGATCATGGCCTTCACGCCCGCTGCGGCGTCCTTCGCCGCCGACGGCGCGCCCTTGAGGACGGTGTAGGCTTCCCGGTCCGCGTCGAACTGTGCGCCCTGCCCCGGGTCCCGGGCGTCGAGGGCGTCCTTCGTGACGAACAGGCGGGACTTCGCGAGGCGGATGTCCCGCATCCACGACGTGTAGACCTCGTCCAGCGCGTCGAACAGCGAATCGACGCCCTCATAGTCGGAGCGGCCGTAGCAGGACGCGACAGGGTCCTTGCGGCGCTTCCGGTTCGGCTTCACGTTCGGGATGTACACCGCCGTGAGCAGCTCGGTGCCGGTCTCCACCGTGGACTGTTCGCCGACGATGTCCGCGAAACCCTTGGTCGCCGGGTGCTCCGTCAGCGGGACGCGGGCGCCGAGGGTCTCGGCGTTGCCGGACACGTACAGGCCGTACTCGATCGTGCCGGGCTCGTGCCGCTCGAGGAGCCGGAAATGCCCGGGCGTGTCGTCCAAGCCGGCGAGGTCCGACCAGAACGTCACCCCGACGAGCCGCTGGAACCTGAAGTCCGGGACCGCGGCATCCGGGGCGACGGCGGTAATGAACGGCTTGTCCGGGACGATGGTCTTGTCCCATGTGACCCGCAGGAAGTTCCCTCCCAGCGCGGAGCCGAGCTCCCCGCCTTCGAGGAACGACGCGTGCGCCGAGTCGTCGAGGAGGTCAGTGAGCCGGGCGTTGGCCTTCTTCCGGATGCCCTCCGGCAGTGCCGGCTGGTCCCCGTCGCCGTCGAGGTCCGCGAGCTCGACCTTCGGCATCTCCCCGTACATGATCTGGGAGGAGATCCGGGCGATCTCGGACGGGACGGGCACGTGCAGCTTCGTGGGCCGCTGCGCCTGCTGCCCCGGGTTCGGGGTGCCGACGAACCAGCGGCTCATCTGCCCCCACCAGCCGCCGGTGCGCATCTGGTTGGTGGAGTAGTGGATCGCGAGGGCGTCGAGGTCGCCCGTGTACCAGGCGTCGTCGCGGGCCATGTCCTTGTACGCGACCTCGTGCGAGACGGGCGGCCACGCCATGCCGATACCGGATTCGGGCAGAGGCATGGTGTGGTCCCTCCTAAGCGGCTGTGTCGATCAGGTCTGACCAGAGGGACTCGGTGGTGGCGATGGCGTAGCGCACGGCGTCGCAGTAGTGGTCGGCGACCTTGACGGGCTTGTCCTTGCCTTCGAGGGCGGCCTTCTCGTCCCACGAGTAGCCGGTGACCTCGTTGATGAACCCGCGGCACCGGTCGGAGACGATCAGGTTGCCGTGCCCCATGAGGGAGGCGACCGTCTTGATGCCGTACTCGACGTCGTTGTCGGCGTTGTGCAGGTTCTGCACGCCGTCCTTGTACAGCTGGACCTTGAACGACGCGGCGGACGGGTCCACGACGGTGTACTCGGGCACGAGGTGCTGGGTTGGGTGGTGTGGTGTGTCGAGCCAGTCCCGGAGCCCGGCGGACAGCTCGAGGTCGGTTTTGCCGTGGCCCTTGGGGACGCCCCATTCGTCCACGAGGTAGAGGCGGCGGCGGGTTTTGCGGCCGTACTCGTCGAGGTCGGGGGCGACGCCGAGGAGGACCGCGGCGGTGGGGTTGTTGGTGCCGTAGTCGATCCCGACGGACAGGTAGCGTTCGAACCTCGGGAGGTCGGCCCACGGGATGACGTGCTTGTCCGGGTCCCACATGGGGTACACGGCGCCGTCGGCGGCGACCCATTCGCCTTGGATGAAGCGCCGGAACCACAGGCCGGTGAACTCGCGGCGCTTCGCTTCCCGGTACTCGTCGGTGAGGGACGGGTTGTCGTCCATGGTGAAGCGCCAGTGCCGCCAGTTGGTCAGCTCCGAGAGGCGGTCGAGGAACTTGACCTTGAACCAGTGGCCGGGGTTGTCCGGGTTCGTGGACCCGAACAGCTTCGCCCCGGGCACGGACATGCGCCCGAGCAGCTGGGTGAAGAACTCCTCGGCGAGGACCGTGATCTCGTCCACGTACGCGCCGGCGACGGTCATGCCGCGGATGACCTTCTCGGCCTTCGCGTCGGAGGCGCCGATGAGGTGGACGCGGCGGCCGAGGACCGAGACGGTCGGGGCGCCGACGTTGCCGATGACCTGGTCCGCGATGGGCCCGAACAGTGCCGGGTCCTGCATGGGGGCGATGAGGTTCCGCCAGATGGAGTCGCGGGTGCGGCCGATCATGACGAGCTCGCCGCCGCGGGGGGCGCGGCCGACGTAGATCGCCCACCGCAGCAGGGTCACGAACGTCTTGCCCGCACGGATCGACCCGTCGCACACGTTCACGGACGCTGTCGAGTGCTGCAGGTAGTCGAGCTGTTTGGGGGAGAGGGCGGACACGCTCGCCTCCCCGTGAGGGCTACTCGGTTGGCGCCTCGGGCGGCAGGCCCAGCGACGCGGCCAGGGCCTCCACGATGGACACCGCGGCCTCACGGCCGGCGTCGTCGGTCGGGGCCAGCTTCGACAGGGCCATCACGCTGTTGCTGATCGCCCCGGTCGTGTTCCGCTCGTCCTCCGGCGGGATGAAGTCCAAGGATGCCACGCGCTCGGCGCCGGCCTTGCCCTTCAGCTTCGTCCGCCACTCCTCGCCGTCGTCGTAATGCCGCAGCAGCTTCGCCTGCTGGTGCTCCACGATCCGCAGCTGCCGCTCATGCGCCGCCAACGTCCGCTGCTTCGCCGACAGCGCCGCAGCCTCAACCTGAGCAGCCCGCTCAACCTGCGGGAACGTCAGCCCCTCACGCTGGCAGAACGCGGTCACAGTCCCCGCAGCACGCCCAACACGCTTAGCGATCTCATTCCTCGACAGGCCCTCGGCGTGGAGGTCACGGATCTGCTGCTTCTCGGATTCGGTGAGCGGTTTAGGCTGCGCCATCGTGCCCTCCTGGGGCTTCACGCGCGGAAAGGGGTGACCAGTCGGCGGCTCCGGGCCGCAAAAGCGAAGCGCGCCCTTTGGATAGGACGCGCTTCATACTTTTCACACCTTGACAGGCTGTTGCTCTTGTGTCAAGCGCCGCGCAGTGTTATGGCGTGTCGCGTTGGACGTTCAGTGCGCGACTTCTGCCCGGTTGCGTGGGTCTTCGCTCCACCAGATGCGTCTGGTCTCGGCTGCTGCTCGTGGTGATATGAGGATCCGCTTCATCTTCCCTGAGAACGGTCCGGCTCCGTCTGCGACGGTCTGGAAGTGTGTGTGCTCCCAGTGTGGCTTTCCGCAGTCGTCGCATGAATACCATGGCTGGCCGATCCACCTGAATGCTGGGCAGGTGGTTGCGTTTTGCATTCGATCGTAGAGCGTGCTCATTGGTGACCACTCCTGTCTGCGCCGCAGGCGCTCGAATTTTTCGGCTTTTTGATCCATGGCAGCCGCACTGAGGTGAAGCCTCGCTGCTCGCTCGCGCCGAGGTAGCCGTCCTCGATGATCCCGGCGGCGTGCAGTGCCCGGAGCAGGTCGAAGTACGGTCCCTTGGGGATCTCTTTGTCGATGAACAGGTGGAAGTGTCCTTCGGTGCTGGATGGCAGGAGCTTCGCGGGAAGGTCGATGTCCAGTACGAGCTTGTGCATGTCCGGGACCTCCACGGGGTCGGCGCCGGTGACCAGCGAGGTCACGACGTGGGCGTCGTTCGGGTCGTCGGTGAACTCGTAGTCGTTGGCGCCGACGTACTCGTTGGTGAGGATACCGTCGGCCTTGGCCAGCTTGGTACCGGGGATCGGGACCAGGCGCTCATCGCTGATGAGGATCGCCACTACTCGACCACCTCGTACGTCTTGGCGAAGATGTCGTCTCGGATCGGGTAGAACTCGCCGTCGACGCCTCGGATGATCCACCAGTGCTTGCCCGCTCTCATGGGCCCTTCGAGGGTTTGGATTTTGATGTGGTGGCCGTCGTCGGATGCCATGGACCCGCAGGGGATGGTGTCGCATTCGTAGTTGGCTGAGCCGTGGTTGGTGAGGATCCAGTCGATGACTTGGGTTGCGCCCATGGCGCGGCCGTCCCATTGCATGGCTTGGACTTGGACGGGTTTCTTGCGGTAGGTCTTGGGTTCGGTCATGGCTAGTTCTCCTGGGTTCGTGCTGCTGCGAGTACGTGTTCGTCGAATGTCTTCCCGGGCGGTACGAGGTGCCCGCATGCGCATCGGAACCATTCGGACCACCCGTTGGGGCTGAGGTATTCGACGTCGCGGATGTAGTGCCGGTCCCCGGCTTCGACGAGCCGGCCGATGCTGTGCATGAGCAGGGACACGGTTTCGATCTCGTGGAGCGCGGCGTGGGGTGAGTAGATGAGCCGGTGACGTTCAGCGGTCGCCATCGGGTTACTCCTTCGTCCGGTAGGGGTTGGCTGATGAGATGTTGCACGTCTCGGCGCTGGGCCAGTAGTCGCAGTGGTCCCGTTGGCCGCTCCGGTAGCCTTCATCCCACGCCTCGGCTTTGGCTTGCCGGGAGATTGCGGTGAGCTTCGCCCGCTGACCTTCGAGCTGGCCGATGAGCCAGGCGATATCCTCCGGGGCGTGGGCGATGAACTCGGCGTTTGCATCCGGGTCGATATAGCCAGGGCCTCTCGCGCCCGGCTTGTTCGACAGGGGCATATTGTGGTCGTAGGCCGTTGCCGACGCCACGCACCACCTGCCGTCGTAGATCATCCACTGTGCGACGGTGTCCGGTCCGCTTGTATTCCACGGTCCCGGTGTTGCCGCTTCGAGCCGCGCCCGGATGGCGGCGATACGGTCCTCAGTCATCGTCTTGCTCCTCGTCGTAGTGGTCGTGGGTGGCGAAGCCGTTGAGGGTGTTCATGCGATTGAGCGGGATGCGCCAGTCCTCACCGTCGTCGATCAGTGCGACGTTCAGCGCAGCGAACGCCATCCAGTACTCGGCGGCGAGTTCGGCGTCGGTGAGACGCTTGGCTGCGTCGTACGGGCGGTACGTCCAGAAGCCATTCACAGCAAAGACGTTAGGATCAAGCTCGCCCTTGAAGTTCCGAGCCTGCCGGTATACCACGAGTTCAACGGGCTTCGGGTCACTCATCGGTGGCCTCCTGTGCGGCGAGCCAGAGCGCGGCGTAGTCTGCCATCACCGCGTCGTCCATATCATCAGCGCTCCGACCCGCCTCGGCCTTCTCCCGCAGTTCCGTGATGATGTGGCGGCGCAGATGCGGCAGGGCAGCGTAGAGGATGTCGCTAACAGCATTGTTGGGGAACCATGCTGGAAGTATTCGAGCGCCCTGTACGGCTTCGACGGCGGCCTCCCAGTGCTCGCTCACCGGTCGCCTCCGTGAAGGATGGTGACTTCAGCGTTCCCGTTCTGGAACAGAAACACGGACTCCCGAATAGGGTTGCCGGACGCGACCATCCACCAATGAGCGGGGCCCCTTTGAAAAGCAAGGCCTGGTTCGCCGTCGAGCTTGGACAGCACCACGCTCCCGACCGGCAGCGCGTCCAGATCCCCGGCGCTTTCGACCACCTCGGGCTTACGGTACCCGGCGGCGAGGATCACAGTGGCAGCGGCCTTTGCATGGCCCCAGCAGTCAGGGCATCCTCCCGGAACCTTGTCGTCGGGGTTCCCAAGATGATGGCAGTACTGGCCGAACTGATCACAGACCACCTCGGCCAGTTCGTCCCGCTCACTCGTGCCCATCGTCGGCCCCTTCCTCCGCTCCAGTTCGGCTGAAAGTTCCGCGAGCCTCGCTTTTAACTTGGCGGGAACTTCCACTGGCTTGGGGTGCGCCGGGCACTCGCCATCCAGCACTCCGCAGAGGCATGGTGCCTCACTCGCGCTCATCGTCGGCCCCTTCCCACTCGGTCACGCGGCGGCGGACGGCTCGGCGGTTCCGACCGCTGATCGGCACGCTCTTGCTAACGGCCTGATATGCGGTGGCCGCGTCTCGAACGACGGTCGTGTTCGTGACCTCACCGGACGGATTGTTCATCGTCGGGTCAGCGGTGCGCTCGTACTGCACGCCCCATTCCTCCCGCGTCTGCGCGTCGATCCACGCCTTCACGACAGCAGCCTGGTGGGCGGTGAGACCAGCGAGCGACCCAGTGTGGCTATCCCCTTCTGGGTCCAGTCGCACGAAGCAGCCTGCACAGACGATTCCTGAGCTGTCGTCGTCCGTCACGTAGTCTTGGTGCTTCGCCAGCAGCGCCGTCAGCTCGTCGGTCGGGAACGCGGTCACTCGTCGGCCCCGATCAGGCGGTGCGTGTCGAACTCGCGCATGATCTCATCAGGGTTGAGTGCCTCGGTCCAGTTGTCCTCGTTGATCCAGACAAGCGCATTAGGCCCCGCCGCGCCGCTCGTCATGAGATAGAAGACCTTCGGCGCACGCCCGCCGTCACGGACTTCGATCCGGGCCGGGACCGTCGTCGGCAGCACGAACGGCTCCGGGTCCGCGAGGGCGGCGTCGAGCAGGCTTATGCGGGCCACATCCACGAACTCCTCGCGGCCAGCTTCGACCACTTCCCGCACCAGCGCCAGCTTCGCCTCAGCGGCGTCGGCGCGGGTTCGCCATTGGTCAGCGCCCATCTCCGCATAGCCCAGCTCGCGCTTCAGCTCGTCCCGCTCCCGGACGACGCGGTCCAGCGTCTGGTTGGAAGCCCGGAGCTTCGCCTCAGCGGCCTCGGCGCGGCGAGATTGGATTCCAGCCTCCTGCCGCCAGTTGTCGATTGACGCCTTCGCCTCGGTCAGTTCCGACTCGGCGCGGAGCATGTTGTCGGCGGCGAGTTGGCAGCTTTCCGCCGCCTCCACCTTCTCCCGCCAGTCCGGGTCCACGCCCAGCGCGGACAGGAGGTCGGCGGTGGGGACGGCAGTCTCCACCACTTCGTCGCCCCGCCGGGCCCGGATGATCTGGTTGCGGTCACCCTCGGTGCGCTCAGCGATTTCCAGGGAGCACTTCGCTACCTCGTCGTGGTACACGCATTTGATCGTGGTCATGCGGTCACCTCGTCCCCGTGCAGGTCCACTTCGCACAGCACCTTCGCGGCCCGGGCCTTCAGCTTCGGGGTCGTGTACGTGTCCGACCCGTCAAGGATCACCAGATCTTCCGGGGCGACAGCGCACTTGAGGAACCGTGTTGCCTCACGGTGGTAGTCGCGGGCCTGCGCCGGGGATGGGGAGAAGTGGAGGCCTTGCCCGCAGTAGGTGTTGGCCTCCCAGTCGGGTGCGGTGACCGTTTCACCGATGGGGTAGTGGAACCCGCGACCGGACTTCAGGTCACCGTCGACGGCCTTGTACACGATGAGGTGCCCGTCGTCGTTGGCCTTGACCCCGTGGTAGTCGGCCCAGTCCTCGTGCTTGTCGAGGTCGAGTTGGGTGATGTCGATGACGACGCCGCCCTCGATCTTGGGTCGCCCGGAGTGGAGGTGCACGGCGACGTACTTGCCCGCCTCGACGCTGCTGGAGTCCCGCGCCTCGACGCGGCTGGAGTCCCGCGCCACGACGCTGCTGGAGCCCCGCGCCTCGACGCGGCTGGAGCCCCACGCCTCGACGCGGCTGGAGCCCCACGCCACGACGCTGCTGGAGCCCCGCGCCACGACGCTGCTGGAGCCCCGCGCCTCGACGCGG